TGTGTAACTTCTGTTTCACCAAATTCATTTTCTGTTTGTATGTCGTAGTTGTCTCCTGTTGAATCACTTTCAATAAAAGTAACTTCAACTATGTCGTCACCAACTTTAATTAAATCACCAAGCATTAATTGATCTGGTGTTAAGTTGTCTGCGTGGACTAGTTCCATATCATTTATTGTAACACTCATTTTATTCCTCTTTGTCTTTAATTTTAGTTACTGTAACTGGAAAGTCATATCGACCTTCATAGCCATTACCTTTTGAGTATAGCATTTTAAGTTCATGTATCTTGCTTTGACCTTGGTACTTACTTTGATCTGCATGCTTTGAAGAAAGTGCGCTTGGTGCTTTAGAGGGCATTCTATTCGTCCCCATCTACTGGGTCAATAAAGAAACTGAGGTGGTGTTGTTCAATAATTGCCCATGCAGGTGCTTGCGTGCTTCCCTTATAAGTAATTTGAAACTCACCAACCATTGGCATGTCAATCATGCGGTCATAGTCTTCGTCATAGGCTGCGTCAATTGCTTCGATGCAAGGCGTTACCATTTCTGCGGGGACAGGTGGATAGTGATTACCCTTCAAGTGATAAAGAATCTGAGTCTCAAGATCAAGTACCTCATCTTTAATTCCAAGCGCTGTTACTGAACCCATTATTACTTACCCCCTACTTTTCCGTTACGAGAAAATATTTTAGTGTGCATTTTGCCATTAGGCTCTGACAGGTTAATTGTTCTATGGTCTTTTGCATCGCCATAGTCGTTAAACTGATTAAAGATAGTTACTGCCTCTAGTGCATTATCGTAGCGACCAACCCAAGTAGTGCTCATGTCGCTATCATTAGTAGCGGTTACTGCGTATGTGTATTCCATTAGTTAGCCTCTTTCGTTGTAAATAGTGCGCCTTCATTAAGCAAGCCCACCTCTAGGTTAAATAGTTCATTCTCATTTGCTTGCGCTAAGTCTATCCAACCTGCGCCATCGTTGTCAATTCTAAAAATCTCAATGTATCCCATTAGTGTTGTTCCTCGCAATCAGTAGAATAATCAAACTCACAATAGTAGCAACCCATTTGCTCGCCATGCTCTTTGCAGACATAGACAAACTGGCTTTCGTCACAACAAAATTTCATTTCATCTTTAACAAAATAAAATTCGTTTTGGTCAATGTATTCCTTTATCATTATTCACCAACCTTTACTGCGAGATAGCGGTATGTATCTTTAATTGAATTATAGGGGCGTACTTGAACGAAGTATGTATCGCAATCCTTGTACCATACATTATTATTTAATTCAGCGGAGATAATTTCTCCCTGAACAGAGTTAGAGCGATAGGATTTACCCACTAAGAGGCTTTCGATAGTATAGACATTTGCTGACATTAGTTGTCACCTTTCTTTTTCTTGATAATACTATCCTAGCCTATGGGACTGACATTTCTCTACTTACTAGGGAGTAATTCCAGATAGTGAGACGCTCAAGCCATGTGTTTAATGTCACAAGAATTCGGGCGTGTCGTACACAATATCTTAAACACTTGTGTATAACCCTGTGGATAACTTTGCACGTCAAAATTTTGAGCAGTTTTGAATCTTGCTCAGGATCACAATTTACTTTTGCAAATCGTTTTTGATTTCTTGCCAATCTTCTTTTAGCATTGGCAACATCATGCGGAATAAAACAAAAACGCTACCAACTAAAAATAGTTGAACGATTGTTGTGATTAGTCTATTCATTACAAGCCTCCATAAATTTTTCCATTTTGAAATTTGGGTTATCTTCTGCGAACCAAAACGCAAAGTCATCGATTAAAATATCTAATCGGCAAGTATCGCCTTTTGAGTGCTTTGAAATAATTTTAGCAACCTCTATGTAGTCTTTGCGAGTCATCATTATGCAACACCTACCAATTCTAGGAACATTTCAGTGCCCCCCTCATTGATTACATAGACTTGCTTTTCAATTGAAGCCCAAGACATATCTTCAAGGTCTGGCATAAGTTCATCAATTGCACCGATGTTCATTTTGATAAACTCATCTTTGATTGCAATAATTTGCGGTAGGTAGCGAGAAGTCTCTGCAACCTTTGAAATAAACTGATAGCCCTTATGAGTAAAAGGGAAGATAGCGAATGCAACTGTATTAGTCATTAGAGAGTGGCCTTTCCACGAAGTGTTCCAGAGATTGAGAGAGCGTCGCAAGACACTTTGAGAGCAACGCCTACTGGCAACTGCTGAGGATACTGCGAGATGAATTGAGCAACTGCACCCTTTGAAGGAAGTGCGATTGATTTTGTTGAGCCATTGAATGACTCTAGTTTGATAATGTAGTTCATGTTGAACCACCTTTCTTTGTTTGTTTGTATAATTAAGTATAGCAGGGGGGTCTGACAAATTGGGCACTTATTTGCTTCGGCTCACTGTGATACTCGTCACATTTATTTGCTAAGGCTCATTGCTTTATTTAGACATTATTTAATTGTATAAGAGAATCTTATCACAAAAATGTCAAAAAGTCAAGACGACACGCCGTAAAACAGTGAAATAATCGTGTGATCTTAAACACACTACTTATACACACCCTGTGGATAACTTTTGGGACGTCCAAAAATTGCAGAGTTTTTATTTCTGCAAAATTTGTTTTTTATTTATAGTCTTTAAAAATTTCTTCTAAAGTTTTTATTTGCTCATCATTTAGATGATCGATGTTAATTGCATTTGCAAATCCAAATAAATCTTTTTCCATTTTAGTTTTCCTCAATTTCTATTTCTAAACAATTTGTTTCTAGATTTTCTAGCGGGGTATTGTAGATAAGGTAAGTTGCCTCATCTTGGTCAACGGCATCAACCTCAACGGCGATTGTATAAATAAACTTAGGCATTAGCCACCTCCTCAATGTGGAAAGCGTCAAACTTAGCAATTTCATCTTCGCTAAGCGGGTAGAGTGATTTATTTAGAGCGAATACCGCTCTCATCTCATCTTCTGCCTCTACGACATAAGAGATTAGCACATTGTATTTAGTCATTATTTGACCTCCTTATAGAGATAGTCCCATGCCTTACGGCACATCAAGATAGATTGGCAATTATCGCAACAGATAACGCCATGTGGGTTAAGGTCTACATCATAGACATCAACAGGGGCGGAAGATTTGCCACATACAGAGGCAAGGTTAATAAATGTGCTCATTTATTTAAGTCCTTTCGTTCTTTTGATAATTCTTTTATCATTGCATACAGCGCAGATAAGGTGGAAAGTATTTTTATACCAACGCTCTTTCCATAGTAGCGAATTACATTTAGGACAGGCACTCATTGAGACACCTTCCAATTAGTCCACATAGGTAGACGCTCAGGGTCGGTATCGTTATACCAACGCTCAATGTTTTGTTCACACACTTCGCAGAATGTGAATTGGTCATCTCCTACCATAGAGATAGCAGACTTATTAGGGGTGTGTGTTTTACACACTTCGATTTTTGTTAGTGTTATCATTTTGATAACCTTTCTTTAAGGGGCTTACTTCTTTTTCAACCTTGTATACATACAAGTATAGCAGGGGGGTCTGACATTTTGAGGGGTACAAAACGGACATTTGGGAAATAAGGGATTGTGAATCACATCACATTTTTAGGGGAATTGTAACAATAGCGTAACAATACTAAGATCATCGGCGTGTTGACTTGACAAAAAATGGACGTGCAGATGTCCGATATGTCCGATTTGCAATGTGGTCTAAATCACAAAGAAAAAGGGCGAAATGTCCGATTTTAGACTTGACTTTTTGACATTTCTATGCTATACTTACAGTATTAAGAAAAATTAAATAAGAATAAATAACTACTAAAGAAAGGTGTTCATTAAATGAATACACTAGATAAAAATACAATCAAACACTCTAAGTTCGGTCACCTTGACCTAGAACAGCGTATCCACCTCGCTGCAACTATGGTTGCTAATGGTGAAGTAGTATCTTTTAGAGGTGCTAGTGCTGAAACCTATCGCAAGGTAGAGGCTCTCGCTAACAAGATTAAGTTAGAGCGAGAGTTCCCACAGTGCCCATGTGGAGAGTGCGACTAATGCACATTTACCTATGCGACTCATGCGATACACTCGCTACCGTTATCCAAGAGGGTAACACAATAACATTAACCCCCTGCCTATGTACTAAGGAGAATAAATAACATGGAATGTATTATTAGAAATTGCGAAAGCACACAGTTAGTTTATAGCGGAACAGATGCGTTCATGCTAGGCATACCAACAGAAAAGGTTTGCTATGACCATGCAAACATCTATGCACAGGTAAGTAACCTAGTAGATGCTCAGTGAATTAGATAGGCGCAGAGCGCACCTCGCAAGCGGGGGAACAATAAGCAATTATGACCGAAGCCATTACAAGAAAGAAGAAAAAATGATTAAAGCAACATTAACAACAACACAAGGTTCCACACGAGGAATGAATTTCGATACTAAGGAGCATCTCCTAGAGTTCATTGAATTGTTTGGTGCCACACTACCCATCGGCACAGCCGTTAACATTGACGCCCCACTAGTAGGGATACATAGTGGATGGATACAAGGTAGCGCACCCAAGATGTAGCGTGTGCAAGATCGATAGTGTGTCTATTATGGGCGCACTATTTTTTTTGCATTGTTTTCTATACAACATGTATCATACATCTGAACAAAATATTCAGATTTTAGGCTATTTGGTTTTTTGCCTGGTGTATAATGAGATTATGACAAATCCAGACAACTTTGACTGGCCTTCTTACTTTCAACTACTAAAGAAAAGAATAGAAGGCAATCATCGTGCTAACCCAGACAACGATAACTCGTATTTTGTGGTTACTAGCAAAGCGGTAGAGGATGTTGCACTAAATAAATACAATAGTTTTATAAAAGACGGTGGTTTTAAAAGACTTGGATATGCGGTTGGATCTGGTTTGTTCACTGCAGAAGAGCCAGGGCATATGAGAAATAAAAAAGAGGTAGTTCCAGCATTTGCTAGTGACCATATAAAGAAATATGAACTACAGGCTGCTCCTATTGTAGACAAGATCATATCTAACTGGTCTGGCGAGATCAATGTCAGAGAGCAAATGAAATTTGTTGTTTTTAAAAGTGTCATGGAAATATTTTTTTCAGAAAACGCAGATGATGACTTTGAAGAAATAAAAGACAATATCGCAGTAGTTATGGATGAAGTTGCATTTAATATGAGGTATGACGGATCTGGGGAAGAAAGAGAAAAAGTCTACGACATATGCAAAAAGATAGTAGATAAAAGGCTAGAGTCTAAAGAAGTAAAAAATGACTTCCTAGATATGATTATTAACTCGTACAAAAACGGGAAAATAGATTTTATAGACCTGTATGCAGAAACACTTTCATTATTTGTGGGTAGTTATGAATCAACAGCACATACTCTAGAATGGGCAATGTACTACTTATCGATAAATAAAGACTGGCAAGAAAAAATATCTGAAAGAGAAAACCTTGATGCATTTATTAAAGAGGTTTTGAGGCTATGTCCTGCTATCTGGAATAGTCAGAGAATTGCGACGGAAGATGTAGAGGTAGATGGAACTCTTCTTCCTGCTGGAACCAAAGTAACCATAAGTTCATACGCTATGCATAGAGATGAGAATATTTTCGAGGATCCAAATTCGTTCAAACCAGAAAGATGGTTAGAAAACCCTAAATTGGCAAAGGGAGAATACTTCCCATTCCTATTTGGCAAAAGGCAATGCGTTGGAAAAGAATATGCTTTAATGCAGATGCGTGTATTATTGAGCAAAGTCGCCGAGAGGTTTGACCTACAACTATTAAACGAAAAAGTCCACCATCTTGGCTCATTAGCGCTTCGAACAGATGCCCCAATACGAATATATGTGACAGAAAAATAATTTTTCAGATTCTGATATAATGGACATTATGGGCATATTAGACAATTTTGAAAACGCTTTAAACGACAACTTCGAGTTTGAGTCAAAGCCTATTGTTGAAACTGACGCTATGGGCAGAGAAATCTTTTGGCAGGACATGGGCAGACCAGAAGAGCCAAACCTCGCTGTAAAATTATTTTCAGAAACCTGCTGCACTAACTGCAGTTGCGGAAATTAATTTTTACTTAAAAACGTTTTTAACTTCTAGATCATCGTAGATCAAATTAAACATATAGTGTAGTGCAGGATACTGCGAATCAAGGTTTTTCGTAATTTCTTCTTGGCTCAACTTTGACTGCAACATTAGATTTGTATTATATCCATTTACAGTTTGAATCATTGTCTCGATAATATCTTCTTTTGTCATACCCATTCCTTTTCTTGGTCATATGTAACAGAATATTCTCCAGTGAATATCTCTGCATATGAAATGATATCTCTATTATACCTTATAACGGTTTCTATGCCTACTTTGTCACATACATACTTCATACCCTGGACTAGTGGCTCAAAACTCATCTCCTGGGCTTCTAGGGCCTTATTAAGGGTATTCAGGTATCTTTCCTTGCCGTACCTTTTAGAAACAAATGCTTGATCGACATAATCAAATCTTGCTTGTGCATCATTTCTTCTTGCAATGTCCGAATTGTCTATTATGTACTTTACTGCATCATGATCCATCCGTGTTGACCAGTTTCGCATGTTGTCGCTGTATTTCTCCATGTTCTTGAGAGTTGAATCAGCGAAAGCCATGCGTATAAGGTCTTGTTCGGAGAGATCAGCCTCTATTGCGAACGAAACCAAAAAAGCGGTTGCGAAAGGAAACTTGTCGCTATATGTCGAAACGCCGAAGTGCACATTCGGATTAAATGACTCAACTGACATATTGTCTTTTAATAGTCGCATATGGTTGCCGAGAGATACATACTCTTGACGATTCATATCGCAATCGACGAACAAGCATTCTTCTGGATTGATCCCGTCGGCGAGACATAAAATATTTTTATCATATGAACCCACTATTTTCGAACCGTTAAAGCGCTCTAATAATTTTGCGGTCATAAAACCATCCATGTCGGGTGATATAATCAAATTATTGGAATAGTCCAATGTGTCCAGTATGTCTGTTTTCATTTTTGTAAAATACCCCTTATAATAATTTTGTTATGAACGCACAAGATTGGCTAGGCCTAACACTTACAGCATTATCTATTTTAGCACTTGTTGCAGGTGCTGTCAAGTGGTATATCAATACTCAAGTTGAGCCAATCAAAGAAGCAGTAGAAGATATTAGAAAAGAAACTAAAACCAATGGCGGATCTTCTCTTCGAGATGAAATTAAATATATTAAAAAAGACAGCGAAGAAGCCAAAAAAGTTAGAGAAGAACAAAAACAAAAATTAGACCATATGTATGATATTCTTATTGAGTATATTTCAAAATCCAAATAACTCTATATACTATATATAAGATAGTTTTTAAAACTATAAAGATATTCTTTTCTTCTTATATATATTTAAGTATACACCATCCCAATACTGGCATTCTATTCTAAAAGTAACAAATCGGACATTCTCAATTGTAACGATTTGGTAAACTTTTAATATCATGTCCATTTTGTACCGTTATGGTATAATTTATTATTGGCTAATACCTTGGTTTGTCCTATACCCACCAACCTTGGTATTAGTCATTTTTTATGGTATAATCAAGATTATGACTATGTGTGGACCAGAAGTATTTGGAGCAGATCCTGCTCATATTAAATGGAATGTTGTAAGAGGGGATACCTCTCCACTTAGAATTGAATTTTTAGAAGATGATGAGATAACTCATTTCGATACTTCTGGCTGGACATACAGAGCAACTACATATGACTCAAAAACAGATTTTCTAGATGAACTAGAAGTAACCCCTGGAGAAGGATATGTCGACATTTTGGCACCATCATCAATTACAGAACTTTGGGGTACAGGATATAAGAGTATGGTCGCTGAACTAGTTTTTGATCTACAGGTAACTATCGATGACGAAACAACATGGACACCAGTTATTGGAACGGTATCAGTAATTGGCGATGTAACTGGGAGCCTCTAATGGCAGTAGTTAAAATATCGAATCCAAGACCTGAGTTGCCAGCAACTATTAAGATTAAAAACAAAACCTTTAAAGTAAACAAATGATATAATCGTTTTTATGACAACTCACTCACTATCACAAATAAGCAACACTGAGGCTACACGCCTTACTCCAAATGGCATGCACTCTGGCATGGATATTACAATTCAGAACTTAAGTGACACATCTTATGTTTACCTTGGTGGAGAAGGGGTCAATCAAGAAGATTTTGGATACCGCCTATCACCAGGATCAGCATGGTCTGTTGAACTACCTGGTCATGACGCACTTTATGCAATCGCTGATACAAATGGAACATATCTTGCAGTTCTTAAGACAGGACTTGAATAAGGATGGCACGGTTTACTACAGCAGGTGGATCAGGAACACCTGGGCCACAAGGACCACAAGGTTTAAAGGGTGATCAAGGAGATCAAGGTTTTCAGGGAGATCCAGGACTTAGGTTTATGGGTCAATGGGATGACATTAGAACATTTGTTATAAATGATGTCGTAACAATTAATGGAGAATCTTTTGTATCAATTTTAGGTTCTACAGCAGTAAGCCCTTATGATACAGAATACTGGAATAAACTTGCTGCAAAGGGTAATGATGCAAATACTGCTGACTTTACATTTGAAGCAAGCACCATGAGCACTAATGAAGATATGGATATTAATGTCCTTGGAGTTCCAGGAGTAATTACATTAAGTGCTTATGCTGGTGTAAATGTTCAAACACATGAAGACTTTGGCCTGACAACAAACAAGATTATTACATCGAATAATGGTGCAATAGACAATGTTAAGATTGGTGACGATGCATATATTGGTGATGGAAACATTGCAAATGCTGTTGTAATTAAAGGTCAGCAAACTGCAACAAACGGTGGTGTCGTTTTTGGTAGCGCAAAAACTGAAAAGATTTCAACAGATGGATCAAATCTTTCTTTAGATGCAAGCAATGACATTATTCTTAATCCTGGAAGCACATATGCTTATATTGGAACACCAACAGTTAATGGTTCTACAAGAATTGCAAAGTGGTCAGATACTCTTATTCGAGTTTCAAGTGTTCCAGCACACGATTATGGTGTAGCGGGAGATAGAAAAGGTATGTTTGCACATGACAACACACACCTTTATATCTGCATAGCAGACTATGTGAATAACTCAACTGTGATTTGGAAGAGAATTAACTGGGCTGGCGGATCCTGGTAGACATAATATAGTGAGATAATGTCACCATGGCCGTTTCTAAATCTATGGATTTCCCAGGTGCAAAAAAATCTTCTTATGCTGCACAAGTAGAGCAAAGTCAGTCAACTGGACTACCAGACAATACTTTGTCATTTCTTCCTGTGCCAGGACCAGTAGGACCAACAGGACCAGCAGGTAGAGACGGTAAGGATGGCAAAGAAGGTCCAGAGGGGCCAGAAGGAAAGCCAGGTCCAAGAGGTGCCCAAGGGCCTTCAGGCAAGGATGGCGCCAGTTCGCTATCTTCTTCAGGACAGCAAGCAGGTTGGGCCTCTTACACAAATGCTTTTGATAAACAAATAAAACTTGGAATATCTCAAGGAGATGATGGGTGGGTTACACTTCTTCTAGATACAAAAGATAAATTACAAAATGAAACATATCTTCCAAAGGGTTGCACCAGTCTATGGAATAGTAATCAAAGAGCCCTAAACTTTCACGGGGTAAATGAAGGATCTCAGATCTTTGTAACTTACAACTTTGAACTAACAACCTATACTCCAAATACAGAGGTTTGGCTAAGGACATACTTTACGAAGAAAGATCAGGAGTTTGTTCAATTTGTAGGTTCCTTAAAGTATCAAAATACCTACAATTTATCGGTTACCCAGAATATATTTATTGAAGACAGGGATATGTGGGCAAGCGGGGCAGTACCACAAATTAGGACAGATTTTGATGCCTCTGTAATTCTCAATTCTGTCTATGTCAGCGTGGTATAATAAAAACATGGCATTTCCAGCGACCTATGACTTTAACTATTATAAGGGTGACACCTTTGAGTTTCGCATCTACCCAAAAAAGAACGATGGGACAGTTTTCAATCTGTCTTCCTATCAGATTGAATCAAACACATCAAGCACAATAGATAACGTTACAGACTCTACAGCCCCATATGATAGTGCAAGGTTCACAATTTCTACTGCAAGAGGCACTGCTGGAGTAGCAAATAAAGTTAACTGTTATGCAAGAATTTGGGATGACGGAACACATGTTCGGTGTGCAATTAGACCAGAAGATTCAACAACGCTAGTTGCTGGAACAGAATATGTCTATGACGTAGAGGTTGTTAAGCCAGCAGGCACTGCAGGAAACCCAGAATCATATTCTCTTGTTCATACACTTTTAACTGGCAAGATAACGATTACTGATCAGGTAACTGGAGCATAGCCTTGGCAGACATACTTTTATCTAATGATGACTTAACAGTTTTTGGTGGGCCAGAAACAATTAGTTTAGACTTAGATTTTGGACCAACTGGAGACCGTGGAAGCATTATCATTGGTGTTCAGGGTGATCCAAGAGAAGCAAGTGTATCTAATGCAATTTCTCAAGATGTTCAGGCACTAGATGTTGCAATAGATTATAGCCCAAGTTCTGATACGTATAAAACAGTTTTTCAAAACGTTGCAACTCCAAGTGGAACTCAATGGACGCCTCTAGTAAGTTTGAAATCAAATTTTTATTCAGAAACCAAGGGGCCACTAACTCCAGTAAATGGAAAGTTGACTATTGCTCCAATAAACCTTGCAAGCATATATGACATATCAGAAGGAACAGTTAGTTCTTCAAGGTTTTCTGTTCAATACTCAATATCATCACTAGAGAGCGCTGGACCACTGGCAACAAATTTAATTATAAAAGATGTAGATACTACACAGGGCTTTATTGCCCTACCGCTTGAAATAGAGGGAGTGGAATATTTAGATGGAGCATGGGTGCCTATGACTGGCGAAAAGTATGTTCATCTTTTTATTACGGTGGTATAATGAAACAGGGTGATTTATAGTGGCAGCAGAAAATATTGATAATACCGTCGACGGTAGTGGTTTCTTTCCCACAAAAGTCCCAGGTCTATCAGATGCAGCCGATATTCAGGCAGCCCTAAGACTTTATCACTACGGATCATACACATATGATGGGGCTAATACAAATAAGGCAAACCTTGTAAATCCTTCTATTGCTAAGCATCTTCAAAACCTTGTAGATGCAGATGCAGCAGAGGTGGTAAATAGAAATTCTGCTATTTCAACACATAATGCAGATACCACAGATGTCCACGGGATAGCAGATACATCTCTCCTGGCAACAAAGTCTTATGTAGATACTGGAATTACTAGTGCAATTAACGGTGCAACTGGTGCATACTCAGATCTTGCTGGAAATGGCATTGACTGGAATTCCGTTGATGAAAGATTTGATATTGAGCCAAAGATTTTAAATTTTTCAACAGCAATAACAAAAAATACTTCGTTTACTCTAGAAGAGGCAGATGTAAACAAGATTATTCTTTTAGACACATCCTCTTCAATGACTTTGACAATTCCGTCAAATGCTTCAGTGGCAATTCCAGTTGGATACCAGTATAATTTTATTGAAATTGGAACAGGAAGAACAACATTTGCTCCAGACTCTGGTGTTGTCATTGGAAGCAAAAACTCTCAACTATTTTTAGATGGAAGATACAGTAAGGGAACAGTAGTAAAGGTTTCAACAGATACGTGGGTTTTATATGGAGACATATATGAAGGATCAAGTTCTGTAACACCAGCAGTTACCCCAGCAGTTACCCCAGCAGTTACCCCAGCAGTAACACCTGAAGTAACTCCTGCAGTTACCCCAGTTACCCCAGTTACTCCAGTTACTCCAGTTACCCCAGTTACTCCAGTTACTCCAGTTACTCCAGTTACTCCAGTTACTCCAGTTACTTGTGGAGCATGCGAATCGTACGAGGTTGTACAGCCAACATGTAATGGGGAGGATTCTTATGAAGGCATCTATG